TTCGCGTTGCTCAGGTGTCATATCCGATCCCACATTTAATATCGCTTCAGTTGCTGCAAAGACTTCGGCAATGCCAGGTATGTCAGCCAGCGCAGTGGGTATCTCTAATTCTAATGTATTTTCAGCTATGTATTCCTGGATTATTTCTTCTTGCCTTAATACCTCTAACTCCTCTACACTTAACTCAGGTTCAAGAACAGGAGTTTGAATTGTTTCTGGTTCAATTATTTGCTCAGTTATCTCTAATTCTGGCTCTACTATCGGTGGCAGGCTTGGGGCTGGTGCTACGATTTCAGGTTCCTGAGTTGAAGTCGGTGCGTTATCTGAGTTATTTATTACTGGTTCTTGCGTTGGTTCAGGCGTTAATTCTGGTGTCGGGCTTGGTGTAGGTGTCTGGATTTCTGTTTCTGTTGGTGACGGTGTTGGCTCTGGTGTGGGTGTTTCACTCGGAGTAATTGTAGGTGATGGTGTTACAGCTACAGCACCAGACCATGTAAGTGTGTAACTACCTGTCGGTGTTTGATTACCATTAGTGACAGCCCACGCATACGATGTGGCTTTAATAAAATATGTGCCAGCATCTAATGGCAAAGATAATAAAGATGCTAAGAAATTATCGGAAGAATGAGCACCATCATCGTTGTAGCCTAATCGTATAGTGTCCTGCCATAACTCCACCCACGAATCTATAAATCCAGTAGTTTGTGGAGTACCAGTAGTAGTCTGCACAGTTACAGTGCTAGGAGTTTCTACAGTTATAGGCACATCTACATACGGCTGCTCAGGTGATAACTCTATGAGGACATCATCAGCGAATGCACTAGATGACATCATTACAGCTAGTAGTGCTAATGGTAATAATAGTCGCAGGCGTAACCTACGAATCTTATCTCGCTAAGATCTCGGCTGGGTCACAGTCAGCACCAGCTGACCATCTGATGTTGTCGCGCATCTCGAAGTGTAAGTGTGGGCCTGATGAGTTACCAGTATTACCTGACTCACCTATGTGCTGGCCTTTCACTACAGCATCACCTGGTTTAACTAATGACTTTGATAAATGAGCGTAAATAACCCATCTCTTTTGATCATTAACGGTAACCTGTTGCACTAATTGTGTGCCATAAGACTTGCCCCAGTTTGCGTTAGCAATTACGCCATCATCGACTGCAAGAATATCTGTTCCTGATGGTACTGCGAAGTCCACACCTGTGTGATAACCCTTTGACCACATTTTGCCCTTTTTCTTATAGGCTGTGGTTATTTTGCCATTCATTATTGGTAGTCCCATTAAACTATCATCCCCTTAAATTGTCTTATTTCTGAAACTAGATTTGATTTTCCGTTGTGATACACCATACAAGAAATAGGTGTGCCAGGTTTCGCTTTGAAGAACCAAGATAAGCAGAACTGTACAGAGGTAACGTCTGCTGGCACAGCGTAGGTATTTGTGCCAGTAGTGTCATTTTTGCCTTTGTAATCTCTTGAGTAATTCATTTTCACATAAGTTGGTCTACCTGTTTTAGGTAGGGTTATGTGTAACTGTGATTCCCAGAAACAATTACCCTCACTCGTTGGGTCAATGGCATCCTTACCATTGAGCACCATAGGTGTCCATACGTTAGGTTTAAAAGACTGTTTTACTTTGTCGTCTTTCCACTGTATATACAATTATTTACTGTCATCTTTCTTATTAGCACGTTTGAATATGGCATCGACTTCTTCTTGTGTTAATTTTCCATCGTCTAAGAATGCCTTAGCCAAATCTGTGATAACACGGCTTACAGCAAGTCCTCCGGCAATTAAAGCAGAATTGACTGGTTCTACACCAGCGAATGCTCCAACACCGATTGCTGGAAGTGCCATTGCTAGAAATAGCGCAAATGATCTTAGTGCAACGTCTTTCATCACTTTCAAACTCATATATTCTCCTCAGGTCTGTGACCTAATTCTACCCCAGGAGTTTGTAATGCATTTACCACTGCCTTAGCCACCGGAGATGCCAGTTCTGCATAAATCGCTGTGGTTGATGGTGAGGAGTGTCTCATTAACTTAGACACTGCGAGCAGATCACCACCTGATACCGAATAGCAGCTGGTTGCAAAATAGTGGCGACCTGAGTGTAGTTTTTTGTTAATACCTAATCGTCTTAGCTCGGAACAGGCAGCAGTGGACAAATGGTGAGGCTTCATAGTTGGCCATAATCTGCCTAGGGTGTTATATGTTTTAATCATTTCAACCACTACGGGGTGCGCTGGTAGTGATAAATCTGTTCCACCTTTACCAGCAGGGATTCTTATCATGTAACCATCTTGATGCTCCTCAAGATCTGCACCAGAGCACAAGGCTATTTCTGCTGCTCGAAATCCGGCAAAGCAAGAAAGAATAAACCAGTGACGGTGTGGATACTTAGCCTGGGTCATAATAATCTCTACCTCATGACTGGTAAATGGTCGAGGCATCGATTTAGGTTTGCGTAACTTAGGCAACTTCTCAGCCGGTGACTCACCCTCTGGTATTAGTTTTAAATACATCAGATGTCGGTAAATCATTTTCATCCGATTAATATTTGCTTTCTTAGTCGATGTAGCTGGTGAGAGCATAATTACCTGCTCTAAATGCTCAGTCGTAGCAAACTGTGGATGACTAAGTTTATTTATTCGTTTTATTATGTGCTTATCAGTCAGCCACAGTTGCTTTTTATGTCCTAATACCTGGAAGCGCGCATAGTAGGCAGCTAATATCTCCTCTATTGTGAACCAGGGCTTTTCAGCTGTATCTATTATCTGCTCACCTTTTTTAATTTACGCTCTAGACGCTTAATATCAGCCTTTAGCTGTTTGATGCGTTTTTTGATGGCTTTCTTACTAGATGTATCAGGTGCTGGTTCTGGAACTAATCTGATGACCTCAGTGGTACCACCAGACACGGTAATAACGCGCTCTACGACCAAAGGATCAGGAATTACAGTCACTGTAGGGGTAGGGGTAGGGGTTGGCGTGTATGTGCCGTTTAACCACGCAGTCCAGTCATCTCCACCGGACATTTGTAATGACCAGGCTTGTGAAGTCCAGCAGGTTGTGATGTAACCACCACCCATAACGCCTTCACCTGTTTTCACAGGGTATTGAGATGGACATGTGATGTCACGTGTTTCACGATAAGCCCCCGGGTAGGGTTCTGTAAATGCCATAGCTGGAGTACTTATTAGTGCGCAGATAGTTGTTATTGCTACTATTTTAGATTTCATTTATTACCTGCGATATCTGCACAGGATCGTAATTTCAGCAATCGTAGCATTAGTTTTACCTATTTAGTTTTAGTGGAGTAGCCAGTCAATCAATCAATGATGTTTTTAGTGCAACTTATGACAGTTACAGGATTCTTATTAACCAATACGGAACAGCAGCAGGACAATTAAGATTTAGATACAGAGTTTCAGGTACTGATAATTCTGCAACTAATTATCGCCAACAAATTTTTGGTGGAGATGGTTCTTTGGCTTTTGCTGGTAGAGATACAGGATTAACTTTTCATTTACCTGGCAGAACAAAAAATGGTGTGAGTTGTATTTCAATTTTTGATGTCATAAATCCTTTTCCATCTACTTTAAGAGCGCAACAAGTTGGAAGTTACAATGATAATACAGATGGTAGCATCGCAGCAGTTTCAATTGCGTCACAATTAGATGTAGGAACTTCTTATACAGGATTTACGATTCTTGCAGAATCTGGAAATATGACTGGAAAGGTGTCTGTGTATGGCTACAACCAATAAATCAGAAAAAATCTTTATAGGAATTGATGACCAAATTATCGAATTAACTGGCACAGATAAAGAAGCCTTTATTGCACAACGCGAATTGGATAATCAAGCCTCAGCACTACTTGAAGCCGAAGCCGAAGCCAAGAAACAAGCGCGTATTGATGCAATAACTAAATTAGGTCAGGCTTCAGGATTAACAACAGAAGAAATAGAATCAATCTTAAATATTTAGTATTGAGTTAATTTCTGCTTCAGATAGACCAGATGCTGCACCTAGTTTGGTAATCGCATCTATTCTTAGTTGCTTCTTTGCCTCATACTCGGCTTCGAGTGTAAGAATTCGGGCATTAGATTCTTCTCTGTCAGCCAAGAACGCTTCTTTATCTGCGCCAGTTAATTCAACAACTTGGTCGTCAATACCAATCATTATTTTATTTGTTGTAGCCATACACACTCACAGTTCCAGTAATATTTCCAGTTTGAGCAATTAAAGTAAAACCAGTATAAGAAGTGTTATTTTTTAAGATTCCGTTATACCAACCACCATTTATTAAACTTGCAGACCTATTCCAAACACCAGAACCTAATACAACAGTATTTTTTGTGTCAAAAGGATTTAAGAAATCATAAGCAAGAACAGTTGAATCAACTGTTTGCCTAGTAAATTCAGCAAAACTTGAAACCAAACCATTTGAGCCAGAGTTTTCTACCGATTGGTTTGATGCTACTGATGTGACAATGTAAACATATTCATTAGAAGAATTATCTGCACCTGCAACTCTCATACGCACATTTAGATATGCAGTTGTTGAGAAAGTTATATTTGCAACAACTCTGTAATTTGTGTAAGTCGTACTAAATACATCATTAACGGATTGACTGGCTACTCCACTAAATGACGTCGAATTTATCAGGGTAAGGCCCTGAGTTGATGTAGGTGCGATGCTTGCCCAAGCACTACCATTATAAACTTCTAATTGATTCGTATTTTGTAAGTACGAAACCATTCCCTCTTCAAAGTTAGCTGTACCAATGCTGGTTGCGCGTGCAGTTGAATCTGCAAAAGACATAACTGACTGATCCATTAAATAATCTTGCACGTTTGATGCTGTAAGAACTTCGCCAGCTGTGAATACTCTGTAGCCTGAGCCCATTTAGAAACTCAACCTTCCATCATCTAATAGTCCAAATACTGTGTCATCAAGAACTAAACTTGCGTAATCTAGCGTCTCGAAGCCGTATGTGATTCTGTGAGACATAGGTACTATCTCATGATCTATTCTAATGATAGTTGCATACTTGTCTATCTGCGTGCCTGTGTTATTAGGAGTGAATTTTATTTCTGCTATGTCACCTATCTCTAGTCCGAGGACAGCTGTTTGATTCGATGGTGATAAGTCCTCTAAGGCAACCGTTAAAGATTCAAAGCGATATTCCGGCTCAGAGTATTTTCCTAGCAGGTAATCAGCTAGGTCTTGAGCTGCAGGGTCAGTATTCATGATAAGACCTGATTGAACGAGAGCGATTACACCATACGAGTTCTGGCTATCGGAGTCTGAGGCTGTAGCTGTGCCACCATTAGCACGCTCTACCTGAATAAAGTTGTACAAAAGTTCTGACCCATAGACGACCTGTACATCCACAAATGGGACACCCGTGCCGTCATCGGTGAAAGATACTAAACCTGTTCCAGCAGGAGCATCTGTTCTATCCCTAAACACTATGGAGCCGTCAGCACCCATAAATAGTGCACCTGGTTCAGAGAAATTGACTAGCTGTAAATAGTCCAAGGCGTTAGTACCGTCAGCGACTATGTCAGCCTGTAAAGTCATTCCACCTGGATCTAAATCTCTAAGGGAAGCAGGCCAGTTAATTTCTGATCTATCCAAGACTGCACCTATTCGAGCACCAGATAGCTGAGATGTAGCTGTGTGGGCTGTTAATACCTGTTGGGCTAAGTAAGTAAAACCATCGGATACTACGGCACCGGCTGTTGAATATCCCGAGACATCGTAGCTCAGGCTCCAGTCATCGATAGATCCATAAAATACAGCTGAACCACTTGTAGTGATTCTCACTGTTCTTCTTGGGATAATTTGACCAAAATAAGGACTAGAAGCGTTAAGAGGGTCGAATGCTCTGTCCTGGTTAATAAATGTGATAGCAGCATTACCTGATGTAAATTTGTCTAACTGCCTGGACTTACCACGATTCACACTTACACGAAGCACGTCATCTGAGACGTCATAAAATAGTGTTCCACCTAATGTGTAGATGGTGTTATCTAGAACGCCTTGAACAGGGTCATCTAAGATAAAAAATGGGCCACCTAAAGCAGATAAATCAAAACCGATTTCAACTTGAGTGCTGGGTGCTGTCATTAGGCACTCGCAAAGACTGGGCCTGAAGTTTTCTCGAATTTCTTAATCGCATCTACGATAACTCTTCCGACTGCAGCACCATCAGTTCCCATACCAGCATTAATTGTGATGTTGTAAGTGTTACCTAATGATCCACCTGCTTTATTTAACGGAATAATTGCTTCTGGGCCTGCTTCACCGACAAGTCCCATCATAGGTTGAGTAACAATTCCACCTTGTGCAAATTTAGTTATTCCAAATGCTTGTGCTAGTGCTGTGTAAGATCTAGCAGCAGCATCAGACCTGCCACCCATTTGTGATGCAATCTTTGAAACTGCGCTTGTAGTTAATCTTGACGTGTCAATTTTTGGCTTAGCTGTAGGAGTTACACCTTTATCTGATTTAGGTTTTACTACCTCTGCTGCTGGGCCACCATCTCCACCAGTTGTATTAACTAACGCTTCGTAGGCTGCGCGTGCTGAGGACAACTGGGAAAGGATTCCATTTACTAAAGCCTGTGCACTGTCTACACCAGCCTGATAGAAGTTCTGAGCACCTTGTAGTCCTACCTCATCAGCTACAGCAGCGACAGATGCAACTAGCTCATTTATCTGCTGTACGACTGTGGTGCCACCAAGAATTATTTGATCTGCAATTAATGTTCCGGACTCGAAGCCTGCGTCTAATACCTGTCTGAGACCACGCTCTGAAAGACCTAACTGAACTAGCTGTTTGACCTTGTCAGCGAATATCTTAGCTGCGTTAGCCTGATTTACTAGACCCTGCATAAAATTGCCTGACTCTAATGCTCCACCGAAGTCGATTACCTCAGTGACAGATCCTGAGATTGTGCTTTGCAGATCATCAAACTTACTCTTCACGTCATCTAACGCTTTTTCAGCTGATTGTAAAGAGTTTTCTAAATCATCCACGATAGCCTTAGCAGCATCTTGTGCTGCTTTCTTTTGACGTTTCATAGCGTCAGTGACTTTGTCACTCGAGCCAGCCAGGTTACTCATTTCGTTTGTGAGGTCACCGAAGTCAGGTGTTAAATCTCCTATTACATCGGATATAGCACCCATCGCATCTATGTTGTAATCCAACTCAGAGCGAGTTTTACGGTTAGCAGCACCGAAGGCATCTATCGCAGCATTAGCTGAATCAAACGGTTTAGTGAAATCTACCTCCGATAATGCTTTGGCATCTTTTTTAAAGATTGAGATTGCAGGTAATATCTTAGAGTTGTACATTTTTACAAACTCATTAACCATTTTAGTTAAGACATCAGCAACCACATTAGCTGTGTAAACAAATATTTGACCTATGGCTGCTGCGATATTGAAAACAGTCAGTTTGAGGTACTCGAATCTCATTGCTGCTAAAGCGATTATGGCTATGAGAGCAGCGATTCCCAGAATTACATACGTTATCGGATTAAGAGCCAGGGCTATATTCATCGCGATTATTGCCCCAGTAGCAGCAGCGACCACACCTGCTAGCACTACAAATACATCACTATTATCTGCGATGACTGTGAACAAGTTAGTAATAACAGGTAGCACAATCATGACTGCTGGCAGTAAGGCTTTACCCATTTCCTCACCTATACGACCAAATTCTTGCTGAACTTTTATTAACTTACCTTCTGGAGTTTGTGCCAGTGCTTCGTTAAATCCACCGTAGGTACCACTTAAAATATCCACTAACGCAGCAGCACGTTCTGATTCTGTTCCTGTTGAGATTAATTTCTTTTGCTGATCGGTTAGATTGAAACCAACTTGTGAAAGAGCACCGAATTGACCATTTAATGCTTTTGACAATGAGTTAGTCATAGTCATGAATTGGTCACTTGTAGCTGTGGCACCCTTTTCAGCTGTTACATAGTCCAAGATTGCTGGAGTTAACTTGGCAATAGTGCTGCCCTGTAAATCAAACGTGGCTAACTGTGCTTGTGTGATGGTTACATTTTCTTTAGATACCACACCCACTTTTTCTAACGCAGCAGCCTGTTTGTTTAATAAAATGATTTGTTCTTGTGTCGCACCACCAGTGGTAGTGAGAATTTTGGCTAATCTTTTCTGTGAAGCCTCGGCTGCTATTGCTGCCTTTACAGATGCAAATGCACCAGCAGATATCGCTGCAAATGTGGCTGTTGCTGGTAATGCCAGACCTTTAATGCCAGCCTTAAATTTATTAAATCCACCCTCGGCACGCCTGATATCAGACAGTGCTTTATCAAGTCCCTGTGGATTCCATTGGGACAGAATCGGAATAATAATTGCCATAGTGAAACCTAGTCTAGAGGAACGACACCACTTGGTACAGTGTCGCTAAGAACACGATATGTGTTCTCTTGCCCAGCCACTTTTTCTTCCAGTTTTTTATTAGTCATCGCAGCATATTTAAGAACAGATTTACGCAGACCAGCAGTGACCTCATCTATATATTCCTCAGCTGTAGGCCAAATCATACGAGATGGTTGTCTTCCAAATCGCATATTTAATACCTCTATCATCGCTTTACCGGAGGCAGACTTACCAGCAGGATTCTTTCTTCCAGCCATATCTGCTATCTCAATAGCTGCAGATGTTGTGCGAATAGATGCCAGACTGGATAATCCTTTACGTTTACGCGCTGAAACTCGAGCATTAACTCGAACGCTTCTAAGTGACGGGCCGATACGACCACGTGAGAAGCCAGTTGGCAGATTAGTAATCTCGCCTCTAACTTTACCTTTAATAGCCTCAGTCATAGGTCTTATGGTGGTAATCATTTCTTTACGTGCCTGTTTATATAAATCAGGCTCCATAGTTTTTAACTCAGCTAAGACTTCTTGCACCCCAACGATTATGGGGGCTTCTATTCTTATACCCATAATTATCGTGTCCTATTTTTTTTATTAGACTCTGTCGCACGCCAACGCAGATACATGGACATCGTGAAAAGCATACGATCAGTTTCTTGTAATAATAACGACGGCGCAATACCTGTTTCAACAGCTAAATACGCAATCATCCAATGCGTGCTCGAGTCACCGAGCCCCTTTATTTTGGGTCTATCTCACTCGCTGTAACACCCTCGATGTCATCTAACCAGGAATCGAATTCTTTCTTTGTCGCTCCGGTACGTGATTCAGAGTGCCATGCTAGCCAGAAGAGATCTGTCAGTCGCATATCTTTTTCAAGAGTTACGACTGACCGATTGTATTTGTCCTCGAATGCAACTAGGTCTTTAGCAGAGCAGGTAATCTCTTTAGGATCACCATTGTTATATTCAATGCGCAGATTGATTCTCATATTTAGACTGTTCCTCTAGTTACTGTGCCAGTTACAGGCCATGTAACTGAAAATGTTGCAAGGTCACCAACGCTTGATGCGAATGGTGAATATTGGGTCACTAAGCAGTTAGCAGTGTAACTAGGGTTAGTAGCTGTCACTGATGTACCTGCAGGGATTATCACTACTGTAGCGATAGAACCTACAAGACCGTTTAATGTTGAGTCCACTGATGCTGCTGCAAAGTCTTGCATGAAGTTCAGTGTTACTGATGCTGACTTTAATCCACCAACACGTGTTCGGAATGTTCCACCGAACGCTGTGGTTTCTAAGTCGTCAGCCTCTATTGTTAATTCAGCACTGTTAAGTGATGTGCCGAACTGTGTTCCGTTTATGCTTACGGCATAGTCGGTTGCAGCAAATTTTGCCATTGTTAATTTCTCCTAGTCTGCGTAGCAGAGGACTTGAAACTCTGCTGATAGATATACTACCTCACCTACGGTAATCTGACCGTAGTTTGTCATCTCAGTTACACGCACATCGAATGCGTTACCACCCAGAGTCTTGTCGCGTTCAACTGCGAGTTTGATACTAGATGTTCCTGTGGATGAACAATATGCGTCTAGATTATTCTGGGCTGACCTCTCATCGACTCTGCCCACGATAACCATCACGTTGAAACCGTAAATCTGCATACCTTTTCTAAACGCCTCATCGTAACTAACCGAACGTGGAATGACGATTGCAACAGGTGGATTAGGGTTGTCAGGCATAGTAGATGTGGTGCGCAGACCAGTAATCGTAGCCAGGTTAGTGGATATCTGTGTTCGCAGAGTACTTATAGATGCCATTAGGCAATGTTTCTTAGTCGTCTGTAAGCTGCTACTAGCTGCGCAACATCTGGATCAAGGGAAGATGAAACTCTCATAACGCCTAAATCTCCAAAGCCGGCAACCCCTAGGGGACTGTCGAGTCGCTTGAAGATACGTGAGGCTTGAATAATAGTTGCTTGTTTGATGGCGATAGGTATAGATGGCCATCCAAAGACTGCTGTTAATTTTACTAATGCCTCACCACCAGAAATAGGCCAAAGATAATCTCCCACTGCTCTAATACGCGTGTACGGCCACGCTTGCCCATCTAAGACCCCATTTAGAGGCTCTAGCTGGTAATCAGTGGTTGCCCAGGTGGTATCGAACACTGCGTCTGCATCCATAGCTGTAACCAAAGTAATGTTAGATGAGGATATGTCATCTATTTCGCATACGAAGTCATCATCAGCTGTGAAGTAACGTGTCGCAGTACCTGATGAGAAGAACTGTCTACCTGCATAGCCATCTATGAGTCGCGATGCTGACTCGATAGCCATCTCTAGCAGACTGTCGTCTACTGAATCTGTAATACGCAGTGCTGACTTTGTTTCTTGCAGCGAAGCGTATCCGTTTGTAATTGCCATGAAAACTCCTAGTTATTGCTCATAGTCTATCGGTTTATTTACCTATGATGAACTTTTGATCTCGCTCCTGGTAGCTGATATTCATGCTCTGCGTGAAATCTTTTACAGCATCCTGAACCCCAGGCCAGACAGGACTATAATCATCTCCCACTACCACTTTAGTGGCTATTGGGTACCAGTCCTGCAGATCTGCGAGTACATCACGATATCTATGTCCAGCATCTATATAAACCATATCCACTAGTACATGATTAGATTTAAGTAACTCTGCTGCTGCAGATGATGTCATAGGTAAAGGTGATATCTGATCATTTAAATAATGATTTGTGATATTAATGCTGAATTGATCATAGATTGCACTGAAATTATTTACAAGGTCGCGATTATAATCATCCCATAATGCAGAATTAGAACCTAAATATGTGTCAACACATATTATGTTAAAGTCAGTATCTTTCATTAAAGATGCCATGTGTAATGCTGATGCACCTAACCAAGAGCCCACCTCAATAATTGATTGTGGTTTATATTTTTTAATCACGTCAGTAAAGACCGAACTATCTGATTGCCATCCCTGTACATGTGTCTCACCATGTTTGATTGGTGTGCGTAGATTATATTTAGACTTGAAATCTTTTAAATTCATAACGCTAAAACCTCTGCTTTATTATTTGCGTCTGCATCAGCCCACCCAGACATCGAGTTATTAAAATCCTTACGATAGTAATAGCCCACTTTATTAGCCCACTCGAAACGCGCACCCATCTGAGCTGAGGTTCGCCACATAGCCCAATCAGTGAAGGCTAAATCTTTGTAAGGGTTCTTCTGCCACCATGATCGTTTAATAGGTGACCCACAGCAGAAATAGCAGTGCTCAGATGATGCTATCTGTTCATTAGTTAATCTAGGTGGGAGATAATTTTCTGTACCATTTACATCTATGCCTACTAACCAAATGTCACAGGTCTGCTCCATCAGATTCTCTAAAGCATTGGGTTTAATTCGATCATCTATATCGAGCACCCATATCCACTCAGTGTCTGTGTTGCGTGCAGCACTATTCCAATACCAGGGAGAACGCCACTTCCATCCCACTGCAGGCTGAGACACTATCTGCTCGGCATTGATATCTCTTAATCTGTCACCAGCACAAATAACACGCTTTGGTTCAACAGTTAAATTACTAACAGCCTCAGACCAGCCCTCAATGAACTGATCATATTTGTCACCATAAATAGCTGTGATTATTGTGACATCGGCTACCATCTTGATGGCATCCCTAATGTGGACTGACGATCATCGTGATAAATCCAGGTGATTTCTGCATGATGCTTAATGATTCTATTGTGCTGCACCAAGCGTTGTATTAATAGGAAGTCGTCACCGATTCTATTGCCACCACTATCTAAGTTCATCGAATCACGCTCGTAGCCCTCTGAGAATCCACCAGCTCGCTTAATTGTGAGTGTTTTGGCTATCCAGGTTATTGGTACCTGGTGTACATCGTTATTAGACCAGGGAACCCCAAAATAACGTTCAAGATGACCAGCATTGCCTAATGTTTGATATTTAAACCACGGATACACTAAATCAGCATCCGACTCTGTAATACATTTGTAGATCACCTCGATGTGGTTGGGTAACAGTTCATCGTCGTCATCCAGTACAGCTACATATTTAGTCTTGACTTTTTTTAATAATTTATCTTTTATCGCTGCTCCACCTAATTTATTATTATCTTCCATAATCAGATGTGCTGCAGGTTGTAAAGTTTGTGCCTCAACACTTTTAACTGCTCTGGCTAATAAGTCTGCTCTAGGTGGAATCGTGGCAGTAATAATTGTTACGTCAGCTGTCCCAGGCATTGCGTCTCCTACGTCTAATAGTCCATTTGCCTTCAGACAGGTCACCTCGTTGCTCTTTATCATGATAATAGTCAGCATTGTTTGGAAATGTCTCAGCATTACGTGCTGTATATCCAGCGTGTAGTGTGGATGAGTTATCGTGCGCGATTGGTATGAATGAGTGATTTACTGTGATATTAGATGCTGTGCATCTGCGCTGGTAATCATTATCCTCGAAATAAGCAGGGTGTAGTGCTTCATCAAATAAACCGATAGTGTCTACGACCTGCCAGCCTAGTGTGAAAGCGCACCAGGGTTGTGGTGATCCCGATAAAACTAGAGAGTCAGTTGTAGCTGTTTCTGCAAATAATCTCAATGAGTCACCGGACCACTCTGTATCAAAGTTACAGATAAGCCAGTAATCAGTGTAGGGAAATGCTTTTATCCCCAGGTTCCAAGAAGTTGATACGCCTAAATTATGTGGGAATCTCCAGAGATGTACGTTGCTTACCCACTGATTCCAAACAGGCTCATACTTACTATCACCAGCGTTATCTATAATCACTAAATCTTTTACGGCATAATTTATAGATTTAATCATCCTGTTTAATAAATCGTGACGTGCTAACACAGGCACGATCATCACTGGAATCATATTTTGGCTTCTGATGCCTCAGCTGGATTTTCTGGCATATCAACAGCTACACCCCGGGTGCTATCACCTAAGACAGGTGCAGGTTTACCGAATAGTGCATCTAGAGCCTTTGTCCAGTACTTATCAAAGACCACATCTGATTGATACTGGGCTGCAAAATCTATCGCTTTCACTGATCTGTCATCGGCTTTTATGTAAGCCTCATCTAGAGCTGAAACTATTTCAGGAATAGACGGAACGTGGAAGAAAGATTTCTGTGGCGCATCCCATAAAGGTTGTCCACCTACTAACCAGCCATCTCCACATAGCTCTGTTGATGCTGCAAAATCTGAGACGATAACTCTTGTGCCACACGCCTGGGCCTCAATGGTAGGTATTCCAAATCCTTCACCATAGCTGGTTGCTAATAGCACATCCATGCCAGTGTAAATCGCTGCCATCTCATTAGCTGGTATCCCAGTCCTGAGCATGTAAGGGTCTACGAATCTGTATTGCTCTTTTTTAAGACCTACAGATTTAATTAACTCCAACATCTTGATACCACCAAGACTTCCTAAAGCATCTGTGTGTAGATAAAGAACTGCGTCAGGATGTTTCTGAGCGAACATAGAGAATGCCAAAATGTTTTCACCGAACGCTTTTCTGCATGGGTAGACACCTTTATTAGCTGCATTCATCCCAACGACAAAGGCATCCTCTGGGACACGCATCATTTCTCTAGCTGTGACCTGCTGGTTATCTCGAGCAATAAAATCTGTGGGTTCATAAACACGCTCAATACCGTGAGGAACATATTCAGATGCGATTCCCACATTCTCAAGCATTGATTTACCGTACATGCTCATAGCGATAGGTGTAACGAAGTCTTGTCTCACCCAGGCTGCAACGTCTGGTGGTGCAGGCATGTGATCTATTGGAGTCCACGCACCGATACGCCAGTCAGAATATCTAGGCCCTTTAAATACCCATTGGTCAAATAAAGTTATAAGGGCATGTTCGGCAGAAGGGTCGTGGCGATACCAGTCGTACATGTGTGCAGGAATAACATCATTAGACCACTGATCGTGACCACGTGGGTAAACAGGTACATCACCGAATTCAGTTGACCAAGTTGATGCTGCTGCTTCTAATCCATAATTAGCAGCAATAGCGATGTCATATCCGGCTTTTTTAAATCTTGGTACAGCCTGGGCAGTCTGTTGCCCATAGCCCGTTGTAGCCCATGGGGCATTTGACATCCATAAGACACGTCTTCTATTATCTTCGCCAGATTTAACGGCATGCAGATGTCTTGGTTTTTGTTTCTCTAATGCTCGTCTTTCAGCTCTATTCACGCAGGACTCCTAAATAAGTTAGACCCCACACTACTAGAGCATGGGGTCTAAAGGGAGTCTAGGACACGACCTGCGCTTCGCATCCTAGACAACTAAATTATTCAGATCAGCTGGTTGTTAAATATTTAACGTGGCTGGTCTGAATTAGGTTGCCATCAAGGCGTACCTGCGCTCTGAAGGTAATGAGGTCCTGGTTGAAGGCGTAATCATCGGATCTATCGATTCTTATGCCACCAACTTGACGCACAAAGTATGAACTCAAGTTACCAAAGATAACTGATTTCACAGCTGAACCTACGTTGCTCATCGCTGGGTTTTCATAGATTCTGTGACCTAATAATAGATCGCGATCTTCTGAAGATAGTGATGGGCTGAATAGATATTGACCAGCGTTGTCCTTAAGTCTTCTTACTTGAGCTACGGTGTTTGAGTTCATCATGAATCCTGAACCTGGCAAACGACGTGCAACTGTATCAAGTGAGTACACTAAGGAAATTAGGTCATCTGCTGCTAATGCTGTAGCTGTTGATGCTACACCTGAGCCTGCACGACCTACGATACCTGTTGGTTCTACGGTTCCTGTTCCAAGAGTCAATCTGCTGTTTGCAGTTGTTCCCATTGTGTTTCCGATTTGGTCGGCAAGGAATCCAAGAATGTCCACGCCAGCATCTTCAACAAGTTCACGTGTAACTTGGATTAGGAAACCGTATTTATAGGCACCTAAAGTTACGAATGAATTAAATGTTGGGTCTGCTTCTGAATAAGCTGCTGCTTCTGCAGTTGCAGTTCCTTGAGTTGCTGAATAGGCACTTAGTGATGGAATTTGTAGATTTTCTCCACCGGCTGTGTTAAGGATTGTTGAAGTCTCGAGCATAGGGCCTACGAATCGTGCTAGTTCTATGATTCTGTCATAGAAACTTGTTGGAACCGGAGAACCAGTGCTTGATTTGGTAATATCTCTTTTTTCAAACTCGTATGTTCTCATGTCGCCACGTGCTAATGAACGAATAATTTCTGCTTCATCTTTAGCGACTGATTTTTCCATAACTGGTTTGGCTTGGTCTTCAAAACCTCTCATTGCTTCTGCAGCGCGAACTTCGCGATCTGCATCAGATTTTAAGGTTTCAATGATTTGTGCTCTGCGATCTAGGTCTGCTGAGATAGTTTCGTATTTTGTGTTTTCTTCAGCTGTTAGTTCGCGTTTTTCTGCTGCTGCAGAATCGAGAAGATTTTTTGCTTCTTCCCAGGCACGATTACGGGCTTCGTGCTGTTGTTTGATATATTCTAATGACATTTTATGTCGTCCTTTTTTGTTTGAGTTGGACTGCGTGGCTCACACGACAGGTAGCGATAGTGGTGGCATCCACGCAACTATCTAGATATATCCTATATCAGATTTAGCGAGTCTCTTTACTTTCTACGACTCTGGTTTCTTTAACTGGTTCAAACTTCTTTATTTCAGGTGTATCTATTTCAACTATTGCTTTAGCCATTGCATCAGCTAGCTCAGCTATAGCACCTGATTCAGGGTAGCCTGCCGTTTTCAGTATTACATCTTTAATTTGTTCTTTATTCATTAAAGTGCCTTGTAAATTAGGTCGAGTTGCTTGCGTTTGATATCCAGATTACTGAAGGATCCAACTATCGGTGCGTCTGCTCGTAATTTAGTTACCACCTCAGTTATGAGGTCAGCACTATCGGCTGAAAGGGTTTCTCCACTTTCTAACTTAATAAGTGCATCTGCTAATTGGTCTGGGTCGGTGTTAGTTCTAGATGCCAGTATCTCAACTGATCTAACTTGAGCCGTAGTTGCTTCGTATGCAGGGAATCCGGTGACGATAGATACCTCGTGTAAACGGATGTCCAAAAGTTCTCTTACTGCACCATCGTTTGACCAACGGTCACCTTTCTTAGGCACAGAGAATCCAAAAGACATGGAATGCACATCTCCTCTTTGCATTAGAACTGATAAGTCTCGACCATAGGTTGTATCTGGAAGAGATGCTTCTGCTAGTAGTCCTTTTGAGTCTTCAGTAAGTCTTAAAGTTTTAGCACGTGTAGATGCCAAAACCATATCCATATTATGATTCACAAACATTTTAATTTCATTACGAGCCTTAAGGGAACGCTTAAAAGCACCCGGGACTATGCGTTCGGTGAATGGTAGTGGTTCGCTGTCGCTGTTAAATACTGCTGCGTAACCTGTGAATCTCATACCATCTTTGTCATCTGGTAATAATCTAATTTCGAAGTCTACGTCTGTCTTAACTCTGCGTTCAACTTTAGTCACTGGCTCATCCTTTGTTTTCTTATCTAATTGTATAGCGATACTAGACCATCGTGTGCGCTCTTGCTCTTTGTCTAGCTGGTCAACAAGTGATTGCGCATATTTCATAGCTCTTTCAGCAGAAGATTTAGAAGGGCCTGAACCCCATAAAAGATGTGCGACCAGTCCAGCTCCAGGGTAACCAGGGTCATCAGGATTTCTGTTAGATGGTGCATCCAAATCAACCATGTGTCTTGCAATCCAAGGTGCAATTCTTCGCCACTTATCTTCTGAGACTCGACCATCGGCCATTTCGCGTGCTTCTCGCTTGGTTTGATCTGTTAGCCCATCCCCACCGAATCCCTCACGATTTAACTGTAAGCCCCTGCGAGCAGCAGCACGCATATATGCAGGTGGAGTTAAATTAACCTGTCTTGTGTCATTTTCGATCTCCTCATCGAGTTCAGGAGTCATATCATCATCAAGGTCAGTTTCAACCTCATCAGGTTGCCAAGCGTTACAGTAATATCCCCCATCAACGTAGTCATCCCACTTCTCACACCACGCTTTAGTGCCTGTCTCGTTTTGGTTATCTTCGTTATAGAAGAAACAATTACCACAGGCTCTACCCTCTGGCACATCAGCAGCTAAGGCTGGTCTGTAATTATCAGGTAGAACTCTTTTTTGTTTTTTCATTTTTTTGTAATTAAGTCTTAGATCATCTATTTTATTAAGTGTTGAAAACTTGTGACCGACTAGCACATCGGTTTCTTGCCAGCCTTCATCGTTTTCTCTGTAAATTCTAACAAGTGCAGCAGGGTCATCTTCTGTACCTGTAATAGTGAAACTGGAATCAGGTACATTTATCTCGCCGTCTCTGACTATACGAACGATACGACCTCTAGCTGTACCCCCCGATGCACCCCATGAAACAAAGTCACCGACAGATAATTCACCAGGTTCAGCTCTTTCACCACCAGGCTCTAAGCCCTCAGCAATTGAAACAGCAATCATCTGATCTATAGCATCCTGTTTAGTGGTATGACATCCGATAACTTCGCCATTTTCTTTAATCGTTGCCCATCCTGAACAATCGGCTGAAGAGTCTGTAATAAAATATGGCACTATCTGCCCTCTACTAACCAGCTGATTGTAAATGGTCCAGTAGCCGAAGCGACTGCATACATCGCATTAAGTTGTGATAGCTGGATTTCGACATGCTCTTGTTTTTCTAATTTAAGACCAGTTGAAGTTGTAACGTCAGCACCACCGATATACACATTGTCAGTATTATCTACCAAGTGAATATGTAATGTAGTTGCGTAACCATAATTACCTGCGATTTTAACTACAGCAGTACCGACTGAAGTCTGTCCAGTTATGAAAGACACTATTTGACCTCATAAACTGATTCAGGGTTTTCTGGATCTATCTGAACTACCTGTTGTAGCTGTGTGGAAGGTAAACCTGTGTGATTTATGGCAGGTAAGTCTAAGGCTTTCAATACCTGTGCAGGATCGTAACCGACCATAACTAGGCGTTGTGCCATTTCGACTTTCTTAGATTGTTCGATTACCTCAGCGTCAGTTATATTTATGTTCGCTAGTGGTACTCGGAACTGGTCACCCTCTTCTACTGGTCTTAAATCCTCGAAGCGTCTCACATCATTAACTGAATAGAATCCTGCTTGTAGTCCGATGGAGTATCCCTGGATTCTTGTTGTGTAATCACCACGTAATAAACCATCCACGTTAAACTTAAGGAAAGCCTCACTTGGTAGTAACGCGCTGTACGCTTGTTCTATTTTTTCTATGTATGGTCTAAGTGTGTGAACCACGAAGTTAATATTGTTTTGCTCAACGCTGGCATAACTCATAGCGCCAGGACTTGTGATGCCTAGCATGTGTGGTGGGATTCTAAAGATACGAGCTATTTCTTCGAATGCTAATTTCCTAGACTCAAGCATTTGTGCTTCGTCTGGTGCTGCACCAGTCTTAGTGTATTTAGCCCCACCAGACAGAACACCTGTCTTGTGTGCTTTTCTGTAGCCTTTATGTGAGATGTCAAAATTGTCTCTTAGATTAGATGCTTGTTCACGTGTTAGCTGACCAGGGAACTCGATTATTCCTTGAAC